CTAAAGTTATATAGAAATACAACTCCTAGTTCTACTCGTACAAAGAAATACCCAGATGGTACAACAGAGACCCTGACTTATCCTTCTAGATATAAATACTTTTTAACATTTAATGGTGAAGTTATACAGAGAAGTGATAGTTGGGATACGATTGAACAGGCTTATGTTGACAAATGTGAAGATGAACATGGTGGAGGTACAGGAAGAATGTTAGTAGGTAAACATGAATTAGTAAATAATATGATACAACCCAAATGAAAAATCCTTTAGCAACATTAGTATCTTGGCAATACAACACAGGTCAATTAGATGGTTGGACTGCTTATCACTTAGCCGCTGGAGCTTTCTTATGTAAGGTATTTCAATGGTTAAGTTGGGCAGACTTTTGGTGTGTGATGGGTGTATTCATTATAGGTGTGTTATGGGAAGTTGTTGAGTGGCTTATTGAAGGTGATGAAGAAACCTATGGTACAAAAAAAGCATGGGCATATAATACTATGGCTGATATTGTGGTTGAAACAGGAATTGCATGGTGGATGGTATTATGAACAAAGTAATAGAAAAATTAGATAATGGAGATTTTAAAGTTGTTAGTGCGAGTTATAGCATTCCTGTTAATTATGTCAGGAATACCAAGTTGCAGTCAAGGGTGGATAGTAGGAAACATACCTCTCACACCGCAAGACACAGTTACAAATACAGTGTTTACAGAGATAGTGGATGTTGATTCAGTTACACATTGGTATTATGGTAATTTGTCTACTCATACTAATTGGTGTTACTTACACAATGATTGGGAAAAAGTCGAGGTCAAGTGAATGACAAACCAGATACCGCCAGAAGTTATCGTGCTACTGTGCTTGATGATAACGCCATTGTTAGCATTAACCTTAAGTGGTTGGCTCAGATTGGAGTTCTTATCGGGATGTTGGTTTATGGTTATTGGCAAATTGAGACTAGAATTGCAAAACTTGAAGATAACGTTGTTGTTGCAAATGAACAAATTGGGGATTTACTTAGTAAACATATCATGGAAGAAAGGGCTGAGCGAGAAGAGCTGGCAGAAAAAGTAGCCTTCTATGAAAAGGAATTTAATATTAATCCATTAAGTTGGGGAAAGCGTAAGAAAAAATGAGTGAATTACAAGAGGCATTAATCAGGGAAAAAACTCTTGTATTGCTAGCGAGAAATCAAGGTAATCAAAAAAACATTAAAAGAATTATAGAACAATTTTTAAAATGCATTAAGGGGTAAGAGTGGATTTTTTACAGTTATACGGTGAAGCGGGAATGATAGGCGTTGTAGGTGCAATGTTTGTATATTTAGTTGTGTCACTTAGTAATAAATCAGCACAACAACAAGAAACTCTTGAAAATCTAAAGGTAGAAAACAAGGGCCAGTCAGAGACCTTAGAAAATACAGAGGGTATGATTATCAAACTTATTACGAGATGGAATGCCAGTGATGATAAGCTAGATAGGAAATTTGATGCTCTTACAAAAGAAATAAATGACTTAGACAATCAAGTGTCTGAGATAAAAGGTTCACTAAGTAGAATAAATGGTAAACACTAATGTATAAGTATATATGTAAAGCAGGAACATACAGCTCAGATACTTTATTTGGGTTGCTGTGGGAGATGTTTAAACACAGATTATGGCACTTAAAAATGCATGGAAAGTGGATGGATTAATGGATAGTTTAAAAGTAACAGGACTAAGCACAAGCTTAGGCGTTGTATACTGGACAGATTTACTGTCTGGTGTTCTTATGTGTATAATGTTTTCAGTGCAAATTTATTATTTATATTTAAAAACCAAGAAAATAAAGGAAGATTAAATGGATATAAAAGCAATGCTAGTAAAGTTAGCAGAAGAGCAAGCAGAAAGAATGCAGGAAGAAGCATTAAAGCATTTAGCCTCAGATGAGTTCACAGAGAGCTTGGCTACAAAAATTAATAAACGTGTCAATTTACCTTGGATTAATGAAGAAAAAGAACAAGAGCTTTTTGAGAAATTAGTCGATGTGATGACAGATATGTTAGAAGGAGTGTTTAAAGGTAAGTAATGCCTAAGCAGATATACAAAATAAATGACTGGTCTGGTGGTATGAATAACCGTAAAGACCCTAGAGACTTACCAGATAGGCAATATCCATTTATTAAGAATATGTCTATTGATGCATTGGGAAAAATAAAAACTGCTGGTGGTTTATACAATCACATCGAAGACTCCGATGGTTCTACTAACTTAACTCAATATATTCCATCTGCAAATAACACAGTTTTAGGTGGCTTTGGTTTGTTTTACTTTGAATCAGATCACAGTAAAGATGCGGATCAAACTATAACGGAAACCAAAAGCGGTACAACATTAACTGTTGGTACGAGTGACGGTAACATAGCTTTTGTTCAGGTGGCTACAAACCCAGATGGTAACACCCAAGCACCGGAGCAAGGAAGTGGTCTATAGATGCCAATACCTTCAACTTCATATGTAAAGCTAGTAGGCGGTGTAACCTCTACCATAAGTACTATATTTACCAGTAGTCTAATTAAGGTTGGTGATTTAGTAAAGATTACAGGTACAGAAGAAAACAATGGTATTTTTTTAGTTGCTCAGGTTGTAGACAACTTAAATAGTGGTTCTGCTTTAGGTAGTACATTTACAGACAATACTAGGTCTACTGCATTACCTACCCCAACAACGACAATTATAATGGATGGGGCTAATACAAACATAACTGCTGGCATGTCGGTAAGCGGAACAAACATAAAAGCTGGAGCTTATATCGCTTCAGTAACTCAAACAAGTGATCCTGCTACTTTTGAAATATCAGATGCGACACTATCAAATGTTTCCGGTGGAACAACCTTAACCTTTAGTGATAGAGATGTATATTATGTACTAAAAGGAACTGGCATTACTAATGAAGACGATACCGCTGTTAATCCTACCATACGAGTCATTCGATCTACCGGTGATAAAATGTGTGCATTGGGAAAAAGAGGTACAAGTGCAAATGCGGCTGGTGTAGATGTTTGGTCTAATAATGCCACTACAGATTACACCCAAACAGGCAATGGCTGGACTAGCAGAAAAATAAACCCAACGCTAGCAGGTATAAATGGTGCTAAATACATATATCACTTTGTAGATGAGGTTCTGCGGGTATGCGATACAGAGACCACAAACACAAGCATTATAAAATGGTTTGGGTATATACAAAGAAATCAATTTAATCATAATTTAGGATTGACGATTGCAGAGTGGCAAGAGCACTCTAGTGTTTTAAGATCACCAGAAACAAATAGTGCTAACCTTACAATAGCTTTTGGTCATACAACCCATGCGGCTAATACAGCAGGTGCATATTTTAATCAACCAACAGATAGCAGTGACACTTTTGCTAGGGGGGTTGCAAGGAAACTAAGAGATGCAAGCCATACAGCTCTTGTTTTAAATGGTCAAGTTACCACTGGCACTGGATTTGTTTTTGATAATGGTGCTGGCACAAACGTTTTAGATCAAAACTTTGCAGGTGAAGTAATTACTATTGGAGCAGACTATGATGCTAGACCATCAGAAGTGTTGTTTTGCACAAAGCCTGCGGCTGGGTTAGCGGCTAATGTTCAATACGAAAGAAATTATGGAGGAATCGGTCAAATTACTCACAATGACGATTCGCAACACATACTTAGAAGAGGGATAGGTTTTAATATTGGTGTTAGCAATGGTACAGCGGATGGTGATTGGGAAGGTTTGACATACGAATTTTATCAAAGTTTTTTATATGATGGAAATCAAGAGTCTGTTCCTGTTAGAATGGGGGACGGTGCGGCTACTATAGCGGCATTTACTCATTCACAAACAGCAGGTAAGTCTATGAGAGTTTCTGTGTATGCTGACGTTGCATATCCCGGTAGAATATCTGGTGGAAGAATATACATTAGAGAAGCTAATACAGATAATGAGTTAGCTTTACTTGCAGACATAGATATTGTAAAGGGTGTACGAACCACTATAGATGGAGATCATGTAGCTTGGACAGAAAATGCTACTGCTGTTGACAAAGGTTTTTGTGTGGTTGCAGATGCCACAGGAAATGCAAGTAAGCCAAACTTAGATACTTACACAACAATAAATGGATTTTCACCAGACGTAAAATATGTATCATTAGGTGGTGCAGGTGAATCGTATCAAGCTTCTATTGTAGAAAATCGAAGAACATTTATAGGGAACGTAAGAGTTATTGGTGCTTCTGGGGAGCTAGAAACTTTTGGTGACAGGATTATGTATAGTGAAATCAATAAGTTTGACACGATACTGCCACATAATTTTATAGACGTTTCTAAGGGCGACTATGGGGTATACACAGCCTTACAAGCTTATGCCGATAGGTTGGTAGCCTTTAAGCATAATCTAGTTCATATCATCAATATAGCAAGCCCTAGCCCAGCAGGTTGGTACTTAGAAGAAACAATAAAATACTCTGGTGTAAATAAAAATTTTAGCGTAACAAAAACAAAATATGGTATAGCTTGGGTTGCAGAAGATGGATGTTACATATATGACGGTCAAAAAGTTACAAACCTTATTAAAGATAAGTTAGCGGTTAGCAAAGCTTCTTTTCTTGGAACAGGTGCAGATAAAACATGGAACGCATGGTATCGTGGTACAGCAAACGTAAAAGACCCTATGATTGGTTACGATAGTATTAGTAACTCATTGGTTATTATGAGAAGCCCCAACGATTCTTCTGACAATTCAGATGAGGGTTGGATATATGATTTTGATTCAGATGGTTGGGTATTTCACGATCTTATTTTTACAGACAGTCATCTATTTAGCAACTTTTCTACAGATTGGAACAATAATTTAATTGTAGCTACTAACAACAATGCATCACACACTACCACTAGCTTTAAAAAGTTTTTACCTATTAGTCTCGCAAATGCACATCAAGTATTTATTACAAGAGATATAGATTTTGGTGAGCCCGGTATTATTAAAAAAGTATACAAAGTTATTGTTACTTACAAATCTAATGGCTCTGTAACAACTCCTTTTAAATATGCTATTGATGGTAAGCAAAATTTTTCTGGTGATGGCGGTGGTACATTTACAGGTAACTTAGCAGATACCAGTGGTGCATGGGACGTAGTAACATTAACCCCGTCTTCTACTATAGAATGTCAAAGCTTGCAGATACAGTTTGCGGCTACTACATCTGGAGTGTATGAGTTTAATGACATTAGCGTTGAATATAGATACATTAGAAACAAAAATGTTACCTAATGGATAGAGATACTAGAAGAATCCAAAACACAAAACAAGCCTCTGTAGAGTTTCAAGGTAAGCCATCTTTAAATGGTATGGTAGAAGGACAGATTGCTATTGAAAAAAAATCAAATAGTCAGCTAGCAATATACAGAAAAAAGTTTGGACAGTTGTGGAAATCGTATATGTCCAATAATGGCGATCAATATGTAGATAGGACACTAACTACAAATACTTTAAAATATTCACACAAATTCATAGACTATCGTGTGTTTACACACAACTTTAGTGTTGACTTAGGCACGTCTGAAGTTTTTTTACCTTGGTCTAGTTCAACAGACAATACAGCTACAAGATGTGATGTGGGTTTTTTAACTCCATTTAAAATGCATTGTTCAAAAATACTATTTAAAGTTCCCGTGTTTGAAGACAACACAGATGATATTCTTTTTAAGATAAAGAAAATGGACGATGGAGATGCAACAGTTGACGAGGTTTGCACCTTCCTGTATGATTCTTCAGCTTTAGGTAACACTGTAGATAACACAACTCTTACAGTAAATGAGTCCGACTGGAGCAGTTCACCAACAATAGAATCTAATGATGTTGCAATGATTAGCATAACGCCATCAGACACTGGTATTACAACAAGTGTAAAAGAATTTTTTGTTTCTTCTTTATGGCGAGTAGAGGTGGAAATATGATAAAA